ATGAACCAAGGTATGAACCAAGGTATGAACCAAGGNATGAACCAAGGNATGAACCAAGGTATGAACCAAGGTATGAACCAAGGTATGAACCAAGGTAATAATCAATATGGGAGTGATCCATTAAGTGCTCAAGAATTACAAAGAAAGATGAGTGATATGATGAGTAATAGAAATTCTTTAGACACTACAACAGATCAAAGACCAATTGATAATCAAAATTATCAGCAACAAAATGTAGGAGACACTTCTAAATTTAATCCGATGATGTCTCCAAATATGAATGGTGGTAATAATCAAATGAAAAATATGACAATAGAACAGATGTTAAATATGCAACAACAACAACAACAACAACAAGGGCAACAATATCAAAAGAACATGGGCAATCAATACAATAATTCTTTAAACTATAATGGCGGAGTACAGACGGGCAAAATTTCAGTAGATGTAAATGATAGATTTAGAAATATGAATTCACAGGGATTGGATGATTATACAAAGAAGTTAAAAAAAAGTTATTTTGAGTATCAAATGAATTATCCTAATTTAAATCCTGTAATTATAAATAATTTAAGTTCTGATGAATTAGATGAGGTAATTAAAAAGATGTATAGTTCCTTAAAAGGTTTTCAAGACTTGATAAAAGATGATAGTAAAAAGAAGGAAGAAAAGGAAGAAAATAGAAGAAAAAGAAAACAGTAGATACTATACAAGAAACTAATGAAGAAAACGAAGAGGATATTACAGAAGAAACACCTAATGAAGAGAAGGTCGTATCAAAAAGTGATAAATTAGAGTTATTAATGATGATAAGAAAATTAAGAGAAGGTAAAAATAAACAAAATATGGTTTATGATAACACAGATCAAGACAGTGATAGTGAATCAATGGAGATGATAAAGGAAACTACAGAAAGTAATAGTGAAACAAAAACTGATGTAAATAATATAGAATATGAATTATCAGACAGTCCTGAAAATTATGAAAGTAGTGAAATAGATATTATAGAAGATGAACCGCAAATATATAAAACCATATCTGATAATGAACATGTGTTAAATATATTATCATCAGAACATACAGATGAGGAGTATTATAATGATTATTGTGTAAATTTAAGTCCATCATTTAGGGATGTTAGTAGAATAGATTTGACTAATTTCAATTTACCAGTAAATGGTGATAATGTAAATGAGAATAATAATCGTTTATTATATAGTATTGGTGATAAAGAGAGAGAGATAGAGTTAGAAAGTGGTAAGTATTCATTAGATGAATTAGTGGAAAAAATAAATAATAGTTTCAAAGAAAATAGTGTATATGCAGAGGTGTCATTAAAAGATGGATATATTGTAATAACACATTTGAAAGATAAGAAATTTAGATTAATTCGTAATGATAATTCTATTTTAGAGTTTTTAGGATATAATAAAAATAGATATAATGGTAAAAGTGAGTATATAGCATACAACAAGATTGAAATAGAAAATAGCAATAAGATATACTTATTTTTGAAGAATATAGAGGATAATCCATTTACAATTGATCTTGATAAGAATTCTGGTCAAATTTGTCCTATTACAAAAACATTTAAAAATCCAATCCCTGTTCTTGACAATATAATCATAAAATTCCATAAAACAAAAAAGAGTGATGATAGAACATTATTTAATTTTAATAATAAGCCTCATAGATTAAACTTAAAGATATGTGGTAATATAGAGAAATCAAAAAACATATATAAAAATCGTTAGTTATTAAAGAAATCCTCAAATTTAGATATTTGTGATTTATCAATATTAATGTCATGATATACTTCTGATTCTTCTGTATAAATATCATCATTTTCTTCAATGCCTCTATTATTAATAGACTGTATCATATTTTGTATTTTTTGTAATTTATCAACTTGAACCTCTTTTTCTTTCAATAGTTTATGATATAATTCTTTATAAGATTTAGGTTTATCATTATTTTTATAAAATCTGTACTTCGCCGTAATTTCTGGATTAAATTTAATTTTATTTAATTCTTCACGATATTCCTTATAAAATGCCCTCTTTTGGTCTATCGTGGTTGCATTTTTCATATTATTTATATGTTTAATTTTAATAGATTTTAGATGTGATTTNAAAGATGTAATAAATTCATTATCCATTTAAAATATATATATATATTAAAATAAGATTTTAATATATATGTTGTATAATTATTTTTATATATCATCCATAGATGTATATATATCATCAATTACTTGATTAGTATATCCAGATGACTTGTTAAATTGTTTTTTATTAGAATACTTATTATTAGTATCAATGATACCAGATACTAAACTATGTTTAATAGGTTCAATATCCTTTTCTATCTTGTCAAAGTTTTTAACTGCTTCCTCTGATTTATTTTTATACCTAAGGAACAATGACATAACTTCCGCTGGGGAAAATACTTTATCAATATCATTGGTAATATAATAATTATTACATTCTTTATTAAACATCATTTTATATATTCCTCTAATTTGTTCTTTAGTACAATAATCAAATAATATTTTTCTATCAATTCTACCTGGTCTAATTAATGCCTTGTCTAATACATCTGGATGATTAGTAGTCATTATCATAATTCTACCATCATTGTCAAATACACCATCAATCGCATTTAATACACCACTTAAAGTAAGTTCTCTTTTAATTTCAGTTAAATTATCAACACTCTTATTTTCCTTAATATTAGCCATATCTTTCTTTAATTTCTCAATCTCTTCATTAATTTTTAAATCACTGTCATATTTGTTCTTTCTTTCTCTTATTATATCATCCATACAATCAATATCTTCTATTACCAAAATAGTATCTTTATATTCTATATCGCTTAATAACTTTAATAATTGGTCGTCTGATGATACATTTTTAAGCATCAAATAATGGATATGTCTTTTTGTATATGTGCTTATACCTTTAATTAATGATGTCTTACCAGTTCCTGGTTTTCCGTGAAATAAATAACCTCTTGTATATGGAATTCCTCTATCATGATACCATTCTTTACTATTTAAAAAGTCATCTAAATCATCTTTAATATCATTTAACTGGTTATTTTGTAAAATAACTGTTTCTATTTTTCTTTTATTATTTGACTCTTGATCCTCCCACTCCTTATTTGTAGTATTAATAAAAATCTCTTGATACCATTTTGTATTTCTTTGACTTTTTACATACTCTTTCAAACAATCATCGCAAAAATCTTTTAATATATCTGTTTCACTATCTTTATCCATTTTAGTAGTTAAAATAATAGAAAAGTTTTCTCTTTGTCGTTCTTTATCTGTATATACTGTAAGTAATGAATTCTCAAGAATATAATATATATCATTATCGTTATATATAAATTTTTTGTATTTATTATCAGATATTTTTACATTTGACTCTAAATTATCAATATCTTCAATATCCATATCATATATATTATCCTCATAAGATAATTCAAGAGGTGTATCTTTTATATAATCCTCTATAAGTTTATTAGAAAGATACCAATTAACCGCTTTATATAAAGTATTTACTTTTTTTCTTGAAGTTATATGATGTATTTGTATTTTTTTTGATATAGTAGAGTCATTACAAAATTTATCTGCAAAATAATACCATACCAAATTAACTATTTTACTCGTATAATACTTAATATTAATAAAAATAGAATTTAATATATTTTGGGTATTCATAATAACTATTCCAATTATCCCATATACTGTCATCTGTATAAATGGGTCTATGAATGGATTACCAGTCATAAATCTACTTAAAAGTCCTATATAAAAAGTATCTTGTATATTTGGTGAATTATTCATCATATATACTTTTTATATTAAATAGTCTTTATGTAGTATTAAAGATATAATTCTCCGTTAATTATTTTACCATAATTTATAGCAATTTTATAAATATTAACGGCATAATATTTATTAGTGTTATTATCATTAATTGTAATATATTGTGATTTTATATTTTTAAAATTAATACAATGTAATTTACTAACATCTCTATCTTTTAAAGAACAATAATAAGAAAACTTATCTAATGTTTTAATTTCATGACATGTAGATAAGATATAATAATATTTTCCCATAAATTCTTCTTTAATTATTTCACCTAAATCATTATTATATACAACAGTATGATTATCAAGTTCTAAAGTAATATTATCTATATCTATATATTTATCATCACCATTGTCAGATTCTATTTCTAATTCAAGTATTATAAATAACAATGGTTGTGTAAATTTATGATGAAATTGATTAGTATAAAAGACATTTACATTTATTCTATTACTCGTACAAAATACTGGAAATCTTAATTTATTTTTATCTTTACTATTTTTTTTAACATAATTATATCTAATTCTCCCATAATGACTTTCAAAGAATTGATACAATTTAATACTAATAGTCGGTTTATTTAATAAATATAATGGTATTTTTTTCATAAACATGTCTGGAATAACTATAGGTATATATATCTTATTATCTTCGTAATAATACTCTTTATTGAAATATTTAGCAATGACTAAATTATACAGCATTTCTGTTCTTCCAATACATTTATCACCTATATAAATTTTAATTTGACTAATATCAAAATTATTTAAAAAATCTTCACCTAAATCTTCTAAAGGTTCTAATTCTATCCATATATCCCATACTTCTATTGATTCTTCTTTACTGTTTATTGTAAAATTAAAGTATTCATCTGTTGATTTTACAAGTTTTGTATATCCTATTTCTACATCTTCATCCTCTATATCATCTATATCATAATTATTTACTAAATTGATATCATAATCATCAAACTCATTTTTATTTATATAATCCATATTGATTATAAAGTACTATTATCTTATATCTAAAAATTGATTATTATATATTTAACACTATTTAAATATATGATAAACATAACTATAATTATGAGTGATGATAAACTTTTAAACTTTATGGCTAATCATATTAAAGGAGCCAATAATGAAGAAGATGTTAAGAATATGATAGTATCTAATAATATTGAACCTAAAATTAAAGAAGATATTGTTCTTGATATTATTAATTATGAAGGAAAAACATATTATAAAGACCAATTTAATAATATACTTAACCAAAATACACAAGTTATTGGGTTAGTTGAAGTATTAGATAATGAATATAAATATCATTTTAATGATACAAATAACCAAAATGAATTAGAAAATACTAAATCCCAATTGGATATTATGAGGAATGATAGAATAATTATAAAAAATATCTTTGTTTATTTTATATGAAGGATATAGATAATTTAATAGAAGATATAAGATCATCTGAATTAGAACCGAATGATGACAACGATAAAAGGTGTGCACCTGGTAAAGTATTTTCAGAAGGTTCTTGTATTGAGTTAGATGTTCTTATAGAATTAGTAAAAGCATATAATGAAGAAAATTCTGCAAGTTCTATAAAATTAATACCTCAATTAGATACATTAAATCCTAAAAAATATAAAAAATATCTTGTTAAAAACCTAAAGGAAAATTTAAGTAGTATTTGTGATGACCAGTCTTGTTGGTTAAGACAAGATTTTGTTAAAAGAATGAAAACAGAAGCACAAAAACAAATTAAAAGTAAAACATTCCGCCCATATGGTCCCCAAGGTAAATTTACTTGGTTAGATACAAATAATATTAATAATGTTATGAAACAATATGAAGAAACATTCCCAGAATTTAAATTTTTAGGTGCTGTTCCTATTGACTTTAATGATTTAGATTATTTGAATATTAATAATTTAGACTTTGATGATTTACTTAAAAAAGGTAAGTCTAAAATAGGTATTGTATTTAATCTTGATGAACATTATAAATCAGGTTCTCATTGGGTAGCCTCTTATTTTGATTTGAAAAAACAACAAATATATTTTTCCGATAGTTATGGATATAGACCAGAACAAAGAATAAGAGCACTATTGAGAAGAGTTGCAAGATTTGATAAAAATAAATATGGAGGTACTGAACCAGATATAAAATATAATAAAAAAAGACATCAATATGGTAATAGTGAATGTGGGGTATATAGTATTAACTTTATTTTAAGATTGCTTCAAGGTGAAACATTTGAAGATTTAACTTCAAAAAGATTAGACGATAATAAAGTAAATGAATGTAGAGATGTTTATTTTAGAAAAATTAAAAAATAAACATAATAAATAAATTAACTAAACATATAACTACCAAAATCAATTGTAGATTTATTTGAGTCTTGTTTTTTCTTCACCCTATTAGAAGTAGTTGTTGTATTTCCACTATTTAAATTTCTTTTAACAGTTTTAATCCAACTTTTATAATTACTTCTTTTTGTATCATAAAGTTCTTCCATGAATTTAATAATTTCACCATTCATTTCCCCCATAACTTTCTTTTTAATATAGAATTTGGTAATATTCTCAAAATTATACTTTTTATAAATACTATCTACATACTTTGTAAATATTTTTAAGATCTGTGGATTTTTTCTTAAAAATAATACATATCTCCAAGTTTGTTTAAATACTGGTAATTTTTCAGCAAACCATTTTTTATCTCTTTTAATTGTGACATTATGAGAATGATTTAACTTCCAATATACAACCTTGTCAAATACATATCTATCTTCCTTTGTCTTATTATCCACATACCAAGGCTCCCTATTTAATTTATCAAGAGTTTCATTGACCCAAATATCACACTCATTTGGGGTCATCTCTATTTTTTTAGGGTAAATGAAATTAGCGTGTTCCCAAATAACTTGGTCATAATCACCTCCTTCATTTCTTTCCAAATCACCATATGCTTTGCTAATTTGACTTTGTGGGATTACTTGAATTAAACAACCTTTCTCAAAACCAGTATCAACTGACATAAATGGTTCGTCTTTTTTGGTATCAGCAATGAATTCTTCACGATTATTATATTCACCAATACTACACTGCCAAAAATCACACTCCTCCAAATCACAACACTCTAACTGTAATTGAACTTGAACCCAATAATATGACGGACAAATATCTCCATTGATTTTCCCCTTTCTCTTGATTTTTCTTGTCATAGGACATTTTATCTCTAACATCCTACCAACAAATTTAGATAGGTTTTTCTTATTATACTTGAACCGATTACAAATACCATCGGGACTTGCTCCAAGAAAACTATATTTTGGATGTATCATTAAACCAAACTCATCTACCCTTACATTCATCCTACGAGCATANATCATTGTNGCTGGTTCTTCTAATTTCTTACCNTGATAACAGTATTTATTTACTTGAAATGGAACATCTGTTGTTTTCTTTAAAATGAACTTAAATCGCGGTTCATGGTAATTTACACCTACAACACANCCACCATCACTNGCAGTTATAGCACNATTACGCATAGNAAACCACTCTGGAGAACGCTGTTCTGGTAATTCAATGGCTCTTAATTTATCAAACTGTAAAGCACGATTATTTAATAAATTATCCATATTATCGTCAGTTTGTTGGTCATGAACCCATTGTGATCCATGAGGACCATATTTAATAGAACTATGTCTTACTGGGATATATTTCTCTTTTGTATATTCATAATTATCAATATACTCCTCTGTTCTAACATCCCTTTCTGAATTAGATTCAAAATCTAATTTAACTTCTGGAATATTATTATAATCAATACCATCATCAGAATAATCACTATCATCTGGCTCTGATAAAATATCATTAACAATCAATGAACGATTATCAACAAGTTTAACATCCTTTTCTTGAACACTTGGATTTACCTCTGATTCTTCCGAAACAGATGACTCAACTACTTCAGAATCATCACTTACATTAATTTCTTCTGTTAACACTTTCATAAATTTACTTTTATTTAATGATTGTCTTCTCATATTAAAGTAATATTTTTCATCTTTTTTAGAATAACGAATATACTCTGTTATATATGTATATAAATCATTGTCTGTTATACTATTATTAACCTCATTTACACTATCAATAATATTTCTTGATACACTCTTTAATTCATATTCATTAAACTTCTTTTCTACACAATTTTCTTTTATATTTTTTCTAATGATACCACCAATTTTTCTATTAATTTTACTCATATATTATAGTATAATTATGTTAATAAACCTTTATACCTATTTATTTTTACTATAAAAATTGAATTGATAATACTAACTTATTTACATATAAAAGTATGTAAATATATTATATCAAATATGTCAGAATCAGAAGATGTAAATAATAATGATATTAAAGAAGAAGATATATCGGAAGTTTGTGTTGTAGTTGCAGGGTCTGTTGATTCTGGAAAATGCTTTGCAGAAAGAACAAAAATTATGTTATCAACTGGTAAAATTACCAATGTTGAAGATATTAAAGTAGGTGATTTATTAATGGGAGATAATTCAAAACCTAGAAAAGTTCTTGAAACACACACTGGTAAAGGTATGTTATATGAAATAATACCAAATAATAGGGAAAGGTATTTTGTAAATGGAGAACATATATTATCATTAAAATATTCATCAGTTGGTGATAAAAAACAATATTTAAAAAAGTTTTTTGATAAACATGGAATAAGTATTAATGATAATGTTGTTAATATATCTGTTAAACAATTTATCAGTTTGGATAAAAAATACCAATTAATGTTAAAATGGTATAGAAAATTAATTGAATTTGAACCTAAAAAAGTTAATATAAATCCTTATTATTATGGTATATGGTTAGGAAATATTTTAAATAATAATAATAATAATAACAATATATTTAGACAATCAATTGAAAACTATGTATCTAATTATAAAAATGGATATACCAGTATTTTAGATGAATTCAAATATAATTCAAAAAATATTAGACTTCAAGTATTATCTGGTATTATTGATTCTAACGAATATAATCAAAATATGGATAATAAATATTGTATTCAAATTACAGAAAGTAAATGTAATAATTTAATTACAGACATTATATATTTATCAATGTCTCTTGGTTATGAATGTGATAATATTACCACTCATAAAGAACACTATTTACATATATATGGTAAAGAAGATATACCATCATTATTTGTTAAAAATATTAAACCATTTTATTCACATGATAATTTAGAAACTAATATTAGTATCGTAGAATATAAGATTGATAAATACTATGGATTTGAAACTGATGGTAATCATAGATTTTTACTTGGTGATTTTTCAGTAGCCCATAATAGCACATTTTTAGGTGTTATGGTAAATAAAGAACTTGATGATGGTAATGGTTTAGCAAGAAAACAAATAGCAAAACATCCTCATGAAATAGTATCTGGGAAAACATCTGATACAGTTTCACATACAACTATGATTTCACCATATAAAAGAATTATATATGTAGATTTATGTGGTCATGAAAAATATTTGAGAACAACTATTTCTGGATTAACTGGATATTTTCCAGATTATGGTATTCTTATTGTTGCCGCAAATAGAGGTATTTTAAGAATGACTAAAGAACATCTTGGATTATATTTGTATCTTGAAATACCTTTTATTGTTCTTATTGCAAGAGTTGATATAGCACCTAAAGGTATTTATGATAGAACTATTAAAACATTAAATAAAATTCTTAAGAAATACAAGAAAAAACCAATTTTTATAAACAATATTGAAGAACAAAAATTGGATAAAGATAAACAACAGAACATTATAAATGGTAATATGGTTAAAGTTAAAAAATATGCAAATACATTACAATCAAATAAATTCATAGTTCCTATTATAAGTGTATCAAATAAAACTGGTTATTATTTGGAGGTTGTTAAAGAACTTTTAGGGAATTTAAAACCAAGAAAACTATGGGAAGATATTGATTACAGTATTTTTTACATAGATACAGTTTATAAACCAAAAGGTATTGGTTTCGTTGTTGCTGGAACATTAAAAGGTAAGTCATTTAATGTAAATAGTGATATGTATTTAGGACCATATGATAATAAATTTATAAAAGTAAAGATCTGGTCTATTCATAATAATACGAGAACATCAATTCCATATATAATGAATAAGCGTCATGGATGTTTAGCATTTCGTGTATATGATAAAAAAATAAAGTTAGAAAGAAGTAAAATTAATAAAGGTGTAATTATGATAAGTGATTTAGAAAAAGCAAAAAATATATGTTATAAATTTAAAGCAGAAATTAAAATCTTACACCACTCAACATTTATAACTGAAAAGTTTGAATCAGTAGTTCATTGTAATACTGTTAAACAAATGGCCAGAATTATATTAGATGAAAAACAAAACTTAAAAACTGGTGATATGGCTCAAGTATCATTTATTTTTAAACATAAACCAGAATTTATTGAAGAAGGTTCTAATTTTGTATTTAGAGAAGGAACTACCAGAGGTATTGGAACTGTCAAAAAAATAGTTCCATTAGGTGATGAAGATAAATAAAAACTAATGAATTAATTCAGCAAATCTTACATTATTAATAACTCTCATTCTACAACATATTTTTGTTATATTTAAAGAATTTAATAATTTAGCGTGTGCTTCTTCTTTTTGTTTATTAGTTAGATTCTTATTATTAATATTTTTTAACTCATTATAATATGGAACTTCTTTGTCGCCTAATAAATTACGACATGTAGGACATTTCATATAAAACATATTTATTATAATAGTAATACATATATTTTAAATCTTTATATATCAAATATCAATTTTTATTTTTCTTAATAATATCTATAGATAAATAATGGATGTAATAGCAACAAGAGAGGATGACTTTGATTTACAAAAATTTAATTTAGAATTTGAGAAAGAAAAGGATAGAAGAAAAGAAGAGATTGCTAAAAAAGAACAAGCAAAATTAGATTTACTAAATAAAGACCCTCCGCCAAAACCAGTATATAAATACTCTATTGGAGAAATATTTATAGGTATTAAAGATTCATGGTTTGATATTTTAGATGATATATTACAATATGGTATAACTCAAGATACTTTTACTAAAAATAATAGATTGTATTTTATAGGTCTTACATTTATTTTTTTAGTAAGTATCCTATTTATTTATAATTCTTTATTAGGAGAAGACTATAATAAAAAATCTATTACAACACTTGAAATACACCATATTCATAAAATTATTAAAGAAGCACTCAAAGATGAAATAAAAGTATAAATTACTATAATTTAGATTCAATATATTGTATAATAATATTCCATGTAATAAAATGAATTGTAAATATATGATAGACATATTCAATCCATTCTTTATCTGTAAATATATAAATATTACTCGCATAAGAAAATACTGATATAATAATACTTGAAAATATACTTGTAATTAACATTCTTTGACACAGTGTCAAATTAGATTTAGTTGATATATATTTAGATATCAAATTCATAAAACCAAAATATAAAGGAGCAATATATATATAATCTTCAATTAAATATTTTCTTTTATTTTTATCAGAATGTATGACAAAATAATAAAATAATGAAACAACTGGAATTGAAGAACCTATAACAAATGATTTGATATAGTTATTCATTATATATTATATAACTATATTATAATACTTAAAAAGGTGCAAAACCATAATAATCATGATTATTAGTTATCATATTTGATTTTAATGTTAATATATCTGAAGAATTTGGATATGATATATTTTTTAAGTCATAAGTTGAAAAACACTTATATTCATTAGTTTTTTTAATTTCAAGCAATTTTTTATATTGTGATTTACTTAATTTATATTCTTTTACTGAAGTGAATTCATTTTTATCATTAATAATGAATTTTCTCACATGATACTTGTTTGTTTCTGGATTTTGAAAAGAACATATTTGATAAAACTTTGATACATTTGGTTTTGTATGTTCTTTTTCTATTGTTGTTTTAACATTATTACTATATGTTATTGGTGCGTGTGATGTATAAAAACTCATACACTTATATATTTTAAAATATATATTTTTTTAACTCATTTTAACAATTAGTTTATNTCATATGTAAAATCTAATCCTTGGTCTTCTTGTTTTTAAAAATTCATTAAATGGCGATGGACCCTTATATATTAATTTCTTTTCATTGTCTAACCCATCTCTCATAAATACATGAATACANTCTGTATATATCTCATTTAAATAATTACTCAATAACTCATCTAATACTTCTTGTGCTTTTACTAATTTATTATGAAGAACTCCAGCAACTGGTAATTTATAAATTAATGAATGTAAGGCATTTAATGAATTTTGTTTCTTACTTAAAGCAATCTCATAATAATCTTCACAATGAATTGCACCTTTCATTATTGATTCGTACATGTTAAAAAAAGATGTAATATTATCAACCATTTCTTCATATGCTTGTGGATTATAAGCATGAAAATCTTGGATAGAATATAAAAAATCTACAATGTCCTTATATTTTTCTACAGATTTAATTGGTGGTAAGATAGTTTCCGCCTTTAATTTATGCTGTTTTTCTAAATTCTCTATATTAGTTTCTCTTTTCTCATGAAGATAAAATATGATAACTGTTGATATTATTAATGCCATAAATATATTGAGCCTTATATTGACTTTTCTTAATACTGATAATGTAACCATCAATATAATACCATATTTAAATAATGTTGAGGAATTTGTTTCCTTTATTTCTGTATATAACCCCATAATATAATTATAACTTATATAAAAATATTGATATTGTATTTACATATAAGTATTATCATATATATAATAACAATATATGCCTATAAATATACATAGAAATACCATTATAGAACTGTTAAATGTAAGAAGAAATTTCCCAAATCATTTATCTTTTAATACTTTCAAAGATATTGTTAAAAGCACAATAGATGATGAAGATTTAAAAATAATATTTAATCTTTGGGAAAAAAATATAATTACAAACGAAGCATTCATAGAAGCCTTATCTAATTACGGCGAACATAATATGAACTATATAAATACATCCTTTAATGTCCAGGAATTACCGTCAGATGATGATCTAACAGAAGATGACTTTTCTGAAGAAGATGACTTTTCCGAAGAAGATGATGATTTAATTGATTCACTATTTGATCATTATGATTTCCTATCATTAAGAACTCCTTTAGATAATCCATATTTCCAACACTTACAACCTTCTATAAGAACTACTATAAGATCTATTCCAACAAGACAACAAATGATTGACAGTTTAGATAGTTTAGATAGTATTAATAATAGTATTATTGGTGAAGTAGAAAATGTTCCTTTGGTATTAACAAATGATTCTTTTAATAAACTTCAAGTAATGGATTATGATAGTAATTTTATTCATAAATTTCCAGATAAAGATTCTTACAGTTGTGTTATATGTTCAAGTGATTATGATGAAGATAAACAGAAATTAATTATTTTACCTTGTAATCATCATTTTCATAAAAAATGTATTGGTAAATGGTTAAAAGAGAGAAGTCATAAATGCCCTATTTGTCGTAAAAGTGCAGGTAATTATGAAGCAAAAATATAAAATTGATTTAATTTATATATGTATATAAAGATTATTTAGTATTATATAAATATGGATATAAATAACATTGGTGAGAATATAAGAAAATTAAGGTTAAACTTACAAATAAGAAAATATCAAAATGAAATTGATATCATCTCTCAAGAAAACGCACCTTGGACTAAAAATAGATTAGAATTATTACAAGAGGCTATTAATGAAACAACTTCTCTACAATCAAACAAAACTAATAAAACAAAAGTAGATTTTACAGAGATAGAAAGTCATATTTTCAAAAAACCTTGGAATAGACTACCAGAAGTTCATAAAATTATGAAGATAAGAGAATTCGTAAATAACAACATTAAAAAAAGTAAAAGAAAACAATTAGAAAAAGAATTAATTAATGCTATTCAAAATACTAAACTTAAAACAAAGAATGATGTTGATTATGATACTAATAAAGGACAAATCATTAGTATAAAATGTTTAAACATTGATAATAACCAATCATATACACTTAATTTATAAAAAGCGTTT